GTGATGGTATCAAGGTAGTTGTTGACTGAGTTTACAATCTTGTATGCAGGGTACTGTGTGGCATCCACACGCATCATTGCTCGTGTCTGTTCAACAATCCCTGTGTTATCTGTTCCGTTTGAAAATTCCATATGTTGTTAATTACTGTATTCACCCACCCAGCGAGTGAGTGAGTGTAACAGTCGTTAATCAGGAATGATTGCTGTTTCGTAAGCACCGATAGCGGTACGTCCTTCAAGCATCCATCCGATAGTGTTGTCTATTTTTGTAACTGTGTAGATGTTTGTTGCGGTCAAAAGAGCTTCTTTTGTTCCGTCGCAATCTTCACTGTTGATTTCTTCTGCACTTGATGCTGGTGTTCGCAACTCTGAGTTAGCTGCACCTGCAACAATAGTGATTTTGTGTCCGTTAGGGACACTAGATAGAGATGGTAATACAGTAAAGTCAGTTACACCGTTTACGTTTGCGCCAAGAGAGACGCTTACTGCTGATGGTGGAATACTGTTTACTGAACTAGCCGCTGAATCTGGTGTTAGAGTGTATGACTTTAGAGTCAGACCCTCCAAGTATGGGTTTGTTCCGTTTGCTATTGCCATTTTAGATTTTGGTTACTCATTAGTGAGGGAGTTTAAGGCTGAACGCTGGTGGGAACATTCAACCCTAAAACCCCTCACCAAGTGAGAGGCTAATAAGTTACTATGCGAGTGTGATGTCGATAGTAAGAGTAACTTTTGGTGCCCATAGTTTGAATCCTACATAACCATAAGTTGCTACTTCCATTCCAGTTTTACCTGAAACCATCTTTTCTTCTGTCTTTGTACCTCCTGGTAGAGCAACAGTTGCTACGTTCTTGACTCCAGCCACTCGGTGACCAGCGTTTGTCCATGCCGTTGTACCAACAGTTGCGTCTGTGAAAGTACCAGTTCGTACTACATAGATGTCCACTCCCATCCACTGTCCAACTCGTCCGTTGTTTAGAACATTGTCTGCGAATGTGAAACCGTTAGTTGCTCCTGCTTGGTATAGACCAACCATGTCAGTGTTTTCAAGTACAACATACTTTCCGTTGTATGAGTCTGCGAAACCGTCAACTTGTGAATTGATGTTTGCGAAGATTTCATTTACGTTAGCTGCTGTAGCAAATCCTCCTGCTGGAGTTGTGTAAGTTCCTGTTCCTTCTTCACAGAGGTTGTTCAATACAAACTCGTCAATCTTCTTAGCTACGTTGAAAGCCATTTGCTCTGTTCGTGCTGCGAATAGGTCGAATTGTGTAAGTGACTCTTGGAAGTCGTGGATGTGTTCTCCAACGATGAACTCATCGGTAACAGTGAGTACATCATCTGTTGAAGTCCAGTCATTTACGTTGTAAGTTCCAGCCAATGCTTGTACGGTAATTGTTGGTGTTGAACTGTAAGGTGATTGGATTCGTAAGTTGTTTGAACGGTCAACTGAAGTGATAGCTTCAGAAACCATTGCTCCTCGTAGAAGTGTATCTAGAGTAGCTGAACGATATTTGTCACGATATACTCGTGATGCGATTGTATTTGCCATTTTAAGGGTAAATTAGTTTTTATTACCCCACCAGTGGCTACTTCTTACCGATACGCATCCGTGCTAGTTTCGCAATATCTTCAGGGTTATCTGGCATGATACCTTTCTTAGCGTCTGCCATGAGTCGTTCGTCTGATACTGTTCCACCTGCTCGCCTGCCACTTCCTGTGTTTACCACAAGAGCTGACTTGCGTTCCTCTGCTTTCTCGGAGAGAGTAGCCTTTAAGATGTTTGATTTGAGTGCTTCTGACACTGAAATCTTATTGTAGTCTGCCCATCTTACTACTTCGTCTAGGTCTTCTTCAGTTTCAATGTTTGCTTTCTGTAGAGCAAGTAGGTCAAAGGTTGATAGACCGTTACCAGTCCTTGTGTCTGTCTTTGCTTTCGGTTTTGACTTTGCTTTGATAATGGCTGCTTCCGCTTTCTTAGCGCGAGCCTCCCAGTCAACTTCTCCCTCTTGTGCTTCCTCTACGTCGTCTTCTGAGTCATCCACTTCTTCTAGTTCTGTGGAGTCATCTTCTTCTGGAGTTTCAATAGTCTCCTCTACAATTTCATCTTCGTAATTATCCATACGCTTGGTTTATGTGATGGCATTATTTGTTTCCGCCAACTCGGAAGTTACTTATATTATACCACGTTAGACCGAAAGGTCTTGGTACTACTTACTGCTGTTCTTCTTTGCGTCCTCCATCGCTTTCTCAATGTCCTCTGCTGACTGTTCAGCGATGACTTGGATAGAGCGTAATGCGCCCTCTAGATGATTGAGCATTGACTGGTGCGCTGCAACTGCAAGCACACGACCTTCGTTGTCTAGTCCTTTGAGGTCAAGCCCTGCCCATGAGTCTCGGTAGAAACCAACAGGTGTTTCTGATTCCCCTGTCTGCAACAGAATCTTTCGTAGTGTGACAAGGCCCTGTTCGTTATCTTTGAACGTAGCCTTAATCCAAGCTAGTTCGTTGTCATCTAATCGTCTAAACTTTTTTTCCACCATAGTGTTTATTTTTTAGTTGCTTTCTTAGTAACCTTCTTTGCGATGACCTCTAGTTCTAGGTCATTTACATCCTTTACTTCCTCTGGTTCGTCTTCCACATCAAGACCGTACCGTGCAAAGAGAGCTTCTTTCTTCTGCTCGTACTTCATTGGGTTTTGCTTCTTGTATTCTGCGATAGCTTTTAGTGCAGCCATCTGATCATCCTTTGGGATTGGTGTATATTCAATACGTGCCATAATCTTATTTTTTATTGCTTTTAGTAAACTCATATATATTCACCCCCACCATTACGTTTGTAGTTGGGGAGTTCCTGGTGCCTCCTGTGCCACTGGTTCTGTTGCGCCTCCTGATGAGAGCTGAGAAGGCTGTTGTGCTTGTGCGAGTTCCATTGGAGAGAAGATGTCTGTTTCTTCTAGAATCTTAGAGAGGACAAGTCGTGCGTTTTCTACGTCACCGAGTTGTGCTAGTTTACCGAGTGTGTCGTTGAGGTTTGCGAGTACTGCTTGCTTGTCTGACTGTTCGTTTGTCACCTCAATCTCTACGTCCCATTCAAAGTCTTTGAAGACCTCCTTCCATGTTTTCTCTGATAGTTCATCAGGTGCGAAGTATCGGTTGTTGCCGAGGTTCTTCATCTCGTTGGTTACTTCCTTCTCACCTTGCACTGGGTCGAACGGTGCCGGTACCTGTGACATGTCATCTGTCTCAAGAGCCTTGATGACTTTCTCTACTGCCATTTCATTAAACCGCTTCTTAGCTTCGTTTGGAATGTATAGTGAGTCAATCTGCTTGATACTCATGTTGTCGAGTGTCGCAACAATTTCTTCTTTCGTGTTGAGTCCTCTCTTAATGTTCGGGATAACAAACTCTCGCCATATTTCCTCTAGTGCAAGACCTTTGTTTTCTGCCATGAGTTCAAAGAGTGATAGTCCTTGCTGTGCAGTGATCTGTACTGTCCCAAGTGCTGTTCCTGATGGTGGTGTGATTCCACGAATAGCGTCTGGTGTACTTGAAACTTCTGCTGCGAGGTTCTGCCAGTCTACCTTGCTGTTCTGTAGAGAAGATAGGTCGTGTGAGTTGTTTGCAAGCTGTGTCAGTGGCTGGTTCGGTTCGTGGTATAGGATTGTTCCATTATCAAGATCGCCAGTGTTCTTGCCCTGGTATGCTGGGTCACTTGTCTGGAAGACCATCTTAGACGCAAGCTCTAGGTGGTCTTTGATAGCCTTCTCGTTATGGTTCACCATCCACTGTGCTTCAAACAAATGTTCTACTGCACCGATAGACATAACACGCCCGTCTTGTTTGATGAGGTGCGCGATGTGGTATGGGTTCTTCTCTTGTCCCTTGTATAGTGTGAAGTCCAAGAACTCTCCGTCTTCTGTAGTAGTAAATGAACAGATGTGAACCTGTTGTACAAACACATTCTCGTCACTCTCCTTCTCTGTAAGCATCTCTTTTGAGAACTCACCGTGAAGTTCGTACACTTCAATGTAGTTTGCTTTGTTGTCTGCCTTATCACCCTTCATTGTTTCACGAGCCTGGAGTGAGTGTTCAATAAGTGACTCCACTTGTTCAGCGTCAAACATCTTGTTCTTTCGGAGCTGTGCAGGTGTCCAGTAGTGCTTCTCAATTACAGGGTTGCCATAGAAATCAATCGCATCTACAATCAGGCGGTTCCACGGCACTACCGTTGCAACGAGCTTACCGTCTTGTTCAACGAACTTAGATACAGCAGAACCGTATCGTGCAAGTGTCAGTCCCCAATCATTAAGCCACACACCGAAGTTAGCTTTGCGCATCCACTCCTTGCTCTTAGCGTTAGCAAGCATCGCAACTGTATGGTTTGAACTCTTGGTTGACTTGATACGAATGTTCGCACGGTCAATGTCAGTCGCGCGATACCAAACATTTGATGCTGCGGTAACGATGTTGAAGAACGGCTTGTCGCGTCCAAGTGAATCCTTGTCACCAGAGATGTGCTTACTGTTGAGGTAGGCTTCAATCTTGTCTATGTTCTCCTTTGGTGAAAAGGTAACATGCTCACTGATTTGAGTATCAGAGTTGTTATAGTCCTTCTCTTGTTCACGTACAATATCCTGGGCGGTTTTCATAAATAGAAAGTGTTAAAGTTTAGCATTATTATACCACGATTATTTAGTGCTATTCATGTGCCCGAAGCCTTGTGACTTCAGGAACTGCTGTGCGGTGCGTTGAGCGCGTAGCTCTGCATCTTCTGAGTGTTGTGGTGATATGTTCTTGCGAAGCTCAAAGTACATACGCATGAGCCATGTGTCCGAGTCGTCAGGTGAGCGTCCAAGCATTTCTTTAACTTCATCCTTTGCACTCGCCTGCCTCTTGCCGTCACCCTTTGAGGCATCTTGGTACAGTGCAAGCTCCTCAATAATGTTCTCCTTAGCCTTGCCGATAACCTTTGAGGCTATCTTGTGGTTATTTACTAGCTCTGAGAGCGTAAAAACGCACTGTGAGCGTAAATTACGGAAGTCTGAGGTCAGACTAGCTTCTTTGGTGTAATGCACGTTAGGGAGCCTTGTAGGGTCTGCCTCGGTCTTGATAGCAGCGTATGATGATTTGTACCCAATGACACCATCAAGCATTGAACTGCTCGCAACACCTGCACCTACACCAATAGCATCTACTGCGATGTTTGAGAATGGGATACGGTCAGTGGCAGCGTACTCTCGTATCTTCTCAATTATCTGCTCTGTGTTCAATCGTGCGAAAGACTCACGACGGTATTCCTCTAGTCCTTCCCAGAATGAGAAGATGGTCTTGTCCGAGCCATCGTCTGCGATGTCCACCAACAGGAACTTCTGTGTATCTTTGTCTATCGTGTTTGAGAACACATCAACAAGTGATCCATAGTTGAAAAGCGCACCTTGGAAGTCGATGTACTCTGCAAGGTACTCTTGCTTGAACGTATCGTATGCTATCTCCTCTCGTGCCTTGTCAATCTCGCTGTCCTTCACATGAGGGTTATCGTATGAGGTGAAGTGGAATGTTGAGTAGCTGGAATCAGTCTCTGCTATCTTTTCCATACGAGCGAGGTTACGGCTCTCACTCTTTGGCGTTCCAATGAAGTCGGCTGTCCCTTCTGTGTCGGTAAGTGCAGGACGGAAAATCTCTTGCCACCCAATGAAGAAGTCCTTGAGTGTGTCTAACTCATCAAAGGTGATGTGGTGGAACTTCATACCACGGTAGTTCTCTCGGTTCTCCCAACCGCCGATGTAGATGATTGACTTACCACCTTGTGCTGTTGGTACCTTAATCTCAAGGCGCGATTCATTGAAGACTGCCTCAACTGGTGACAGTCTGCGTTTGAACTCCTCCCAGATGATTGACCGAGCCTGCTTCTGTGTCGGTGCTAAATATAAAATACTCTGGTCGCTCTTAGAGAGTGCCTTGAACGAACAGGTTTCTTCTTCCAGTGTACTCTTACCTCCACGACGGCCAGCACGAATAACTTTGAAGCGTGCGATGTCTTGGACGATTTCTTTTTGTTTATCGTGTAGAGTCATTTCCACCGAATGAGTTATCAAAGAGTATCTTCAGTGCTTCACCCTCTGCACCTGTTAGTTCCGTTCGTCTAAGTGGTAAGCCAAATAGGTCGTTCCAAAGGAGTTTGAAAATGTCCTTGTCAGGCTTCTCTGCATTTATAGTCATGTCCTTGGCCTGTTGCGCCATTAAAGCAACATCATCACCTGTAAAGTAATCAGTTATCCTTGGCTTTGTTGTAGAGCCTATTGGCCTACCGCCCTTCTTGCCGTTCTCGGCTGATGTAATAGCCCTTTTGTCCATAGGTTCAATAGGTAAAAATCCTACTCACATTATACCACAGTTATTTCCCCTTCAGTATATAACACTCGCAACATTGCGGTCCTTTAGGTGAGAGGTACTTAGCGTAGAACGTGATGTCCTTGTCACAGTGTATACATCTGATTACTGTGTGGGGTTTGGTCATAAGCCAAGTATATCATCTAACGCTTTGTACAATTTCTCATGCTCTCCCTTACTGCACGTAATGGTGTGATCACAGACGATGTTCGCTTGTTCTGTCTCTGAGCTGTGTGTGTCGGTGTTGGTCATGTCAGTGCGGTCTAGGCGGATGAGTATGCCTCCTGCATCTTTGACTGCTTGTGCTTCGTTTACGAACCTGACATCATCGGTTAAGACTGTGGCTTTTTGTTTGCTTACCGTGTCCTTCCATCGCTTCACCCAGTACTCAGGGTCTTGCTTGCGTCGTACGTCTGTCCCGAAGTTCTGCATGAGGGCCCGCATGAGGGGTGGTTTCTCATCAAAGAGACGAAGTATTGGTTGTGAAGTATTCATGTCATGTGAGTAATAATGATACGACATTATTGCAAGCAAATCAGGGAACCCTTCAAAAGTCTCCTGCACCAGTGCGTCCTTAAAGTTCACACGGACGGTGTCCGGTAGCTTACTCTCCAGGTACGCACATGCGGTGCTCTTACCTGATTGCTTTAGTCCTACGAATGCTATTAGTTTCATACTCACATGATAGCACTTTATTTAT